ATAGAAAAGCCGCCCCGAAGGACGGCTATGTTTTTCGGTGGTTACTGACCAGTAACTGGGTTGCCATTATCATCAAGCCCCAGCCTCTCTTAGTTGAATTCAACCAATTCCCAGTTAAAATAATAATTATTGGTTGCGTACGCTGGAGTTAAAACCAGTGTGCTCCCATCAGTAAAAACAAGAGTTGATCCACCTCCCTCAATATCGCTGGGACTAAGATAAGAATTATTCACATTAACCGGAGTTATTCCAACCGAAATAGGGGTAGTGCTATGAGCCGGAACATAAATTGAACCTCTTTGTACCCCTTTGCAAGTTGTTGCCGAAAGAGTCATTACCTCCCAAGCATAATCAATAACTCCTCCGCCATAATTTCTGATTGTTAAACCAGTGGAAGAAGTTAAAACTGCTGTGCCAGTTGCTGGATTCGTTAGTCTTGTAAAACTTAGGGCCATATTAACGCTTGAAATGGATACAACTAATGTACTAAATGCTCCAACAGAAGCTATCCCTGTTTGTTTGCCTGTTACAGCGGAAGGAATAGCGGCAACAGTTCCCCCTGAAGTGTGCCCCGCAGGAATGCTCTGTGAAACTGCTGATGGAGTAAAATTCAGAGCACCATTTTCTGGCATAGTTCCGGGAGTACCAGCCACCGTTGTTCCTATCAGTAACTTCGTGGCGTAGAAGGATACAGCAGCCACTTTGCCATCGTCTGCCCCCCCGGGATAATACCCTTGAGCGATAGCTTGATCTACGTTGCTTGGCGTGATTATGAGTCCGGCTCCTGTTTTGTTGGGCATGGTTCCTACTGCATTATAATTTGCCCCCGCGCAAAAATGTTTACCTGCCAGGACATCGGCAAATCCCGCGTCGCCAGGAAGTAATATCCCTGCCATAATTTAGACCTCCTTCCCTTTATTGCCGTACGATCGATGCCGATGCGTAGACCCGGTTGGCCGTTCCTGCGGTCATTGTTATCGTAATTGGACTGCCGGCAACCGCATCTATATAGAGGGGCAATAAACTCCAACTACCCACAAGCGTAGACTGAACACTTAACATCGTATTAGTCTGCGCTCCCCCTGCATCGGTATATGTGATTGCAACCGTAACATTGGTTGTGCCTGACACCACCCTTATCCCTGTTCCAATCAAGAAGTTCCCAGAAGTCGTGGGTGTATAGCTTGTAACCGTGGTCGGATTCGTGGTGGAAAGCAAAACTTCGCGTGCAGTTGCTAAAATAGATCCCACTGCCCTTATAGCACTGGTAACAGCACTCGTCAGCGCCGTTAAGTCGGTGTCCGACGCAGTGTAGCCTTGGTTAGCAATAAACTGCCCTATTGCTGCGCACATCACCGATATCTGCCTGAATAGTTTGTTATGCAAGGTAGGACTGGCCAATCCGTTGCTCAGGCCATTCAACCGCGAAGCATCGCTGGTATACTGACCGTCACTTTGCGCATTGGCTACGCTAGGATTAAACTCCTGAAAATTACTTGAACCTGCCATTATTTCCCCTCCAATCTATTAGAAGCCTGCCAGCCAGACGCTAACCGGGTATACTATGTCTACCGCTGGTGGTGCTGGTGGTGCTGGCGGTACTGGAGTTGAGCCCCCTGCCACCAGTAACCTTCCCCATATCCACCAAAAACACTGTTTTCCAAGCCGTATGAAAAAATTATGTTTTGGGGGAAAGCATAGTTTATGTGGACGCCCTCGGGTTTAGGAACAATGTACCCATGGGCCACCAAATCCTGGGACATGCTGTCCGTCATGCCGATTATCAGGGCATCCATGGTCATGTCTTGGTTCTCGTGCAATGTCAAATAAATGGTCGGTAGCAAATTGTCCCAAATAGCAAATATCTGGGCGATTGTGCCGTCCCATTGGTTGATGGCGATCCGAGCCTTGAGTGCCAGCCTAAGATGATCATCATCCATGATAGGAGAGACACTCCCGGAGGGTTGCCATGGCACCTCCCTCGCTACTCCGATCACTTCACCCAGAATATCAAGCTGTGTGCCCGTGGCCGTATCGAGATCAAATGCTGCCGAGAATACATCAAGCATTGAGGATAGATCGTCAATTAGGGAGATGTTCGCTGTCAGCCACGCGATGAAATTAGGCTTGTTGGAATGCTCAGACGTTACAAGATCAATATATTGTTGAACATTGTTATTTGACACTTGGCACTCCTCCTAAGACACTGTAATCGTAATGTAGCCAATATTGCCCCGCACCACCGCATTATAAACCACTGGAATGTCGCTGGTCCCTGGCGAGCCGCCATGTAAACAAGCAGTCAGGCCCGTGATGCTAAACACCGGACGAGTTAATTCTTGAACCGACAGGGCCGCGCCCCACAAAGAGGATACAGACAAGTCGTCCCCAATTCGGAGACTGTTTAGGTATGAAACCAGAGCCGCCTTGATTGCCGCCGTTGTAGCGGTCGTATATCCGGTTAAGGATTTTATCGAAACCGCTACATCAATATCATCGTAGGTTGGACGATAGAAATTGATAGGAGTAACCTGATCCCACTGGTCAGTTTTGTTTATTGTGGTAGTTCCAATAGTAGAACACCCGGGACCTTTTTTATTAAAAATGGCAGTGGCAATAGCCGCGCTGTCACCGCCCTCTACCACAGCCGCAATACTATGTGCAGGTTGAGAGTTCACGTCAGCAGATCCCGTATCATTTTCATAGACGATAAACCGGGTTACTCCTTCGATCGCCGCAATTGCTCCCTTGGTACCATCCAAAACAGTTAGGCTGGGCTGCGCGGTGCTGAAGGCCTGTCGTGCCCTGAACACCGAATCAGACTCGGTGCTAACTCCCAGCCACCCCGTTGCCGAAGGAACTGCGCCGGCATTGGTTACGGAAAACCACCCCATGGTGGGAGTCACGATAATGCTTATGTCACCAATGGTTGCGCTGATTGGCCCCGGATATGAACAACAGGTCGCCAATGCCTGTGCTGTGCCGCCCGAGCCTATGACCGTGGCCGGGATGGACCACTGGTATCCGTTTATATCCTGAACCCAGCTATTGGGGAGTGCTGTACCTGGTGTGCCGGTCAACGTCAATAGACAGGTGCTGTATGTAGCCACATTGCGCACCAAACCATTACATTTATAGAGTAAATCCTGCCCGACTCCGATTGCGGTACCCGGTGCACTGTTGTTATAAACCATCTGAGCGAGTTGCATCGCATCTGATATTTTTAATGCCACGATACTTATAAATTGATAATCCTGGCTGTCGTTGCCCAGGTAGATGTCGGGGCCAAAAACAGATTGCGCTTGCGCCAGTAGATCGGCCAATATATCCGAGTAGGTTGGGATCGACATTCCCGCGCTTGTTATTGCCGGTGCTGCATAGGCCATTATGATACCCCCAATGTTGATACTACTGACGTTTGTCCATATATGGTGTTGATGATACAGTCGAAAGAATACCGGCGGTTTACATAGGTTCGGTTGTAGCTGGCGATATTCCGAACGCCGGCAGTCCCCAATATGCGATCCTTAATCAGGAGATCGATTGCGCTTAACTGCTTATCGCTGCCTGGTTGGTTCAGAATCTGTTGAAACAACGGAAGTCCATCGGCGGTGTCTTCCCACCATTCCCCTTGGAGCAGAAGCAATCTGGTTTGAACGGCCTGAGCCACGGCATATACTCCGGAAACATAGGTCTTTGCCGTTTTGCCCATTGTAAAATCACCATTGCCGTCAAGTGCTCGGTAAATCAAATTTATCACCCCGCCTGTACTTTGCTACTACCAGATGTTATTGTGCCATTTACTGTTACTGTGCCACCCTGAGGATCATTCCCTGTAGCAGTAATAGAATCTCCCACCCGAGCTATCGCAGCCCCCCCACCAGCAAGATTAACCGAATCAGCACTTATATTGGCCGTTTGGCAGGTTATGTCAATGGTTCCTGGCTGGATTGCTATTTTAGTTTGTCCATCCAGTGTTCGCAACTCTGCTGCCGATAGATTGTAATTAGGAATCAAGTTGGGCTGGCTCCAGCAACCCATGATTGCAAATGCATCACTCAAGTCATGCCGACGAAGTTCAAGTTGGTTTTGTATGCCCCCACTGGCCCACCAAGAGTCAATGCACATATCGCTAAATACAACCAAGCACTCATCCCCGGGAGCGATCGGCATCGTCAGTGCGAAGCCTCCTGCACGCGGGAACACAATGGGAACGTCGGGGAGGACCGGCATGGCCACATCGGTCACATTGCCATCCTTGTCCCGCAACTTTTCCCGCAGCGCAAGCAAGACCGAAACAGTCTGCTCGTTGGAATCAAAGGTTACAACGATACCAGGCATAGCCACCCGCATGTCAGCTTTCCCCTTGGACATCATCCGGCGCAGCATTTCCGGCTGGCTATTTATCCTCTCCCCTATGGTCTGCATAAAATGCACCTCCTATTGTACGCTTGTATTCGGCGTGGCCTGAATATCCGGCGCAGTCCCACTTTGCTTGACCGTCAAAATTTCGAGATACCAGTCATTCCCGCGAGTGTCCCCTGTGTAAGTTAGTTGTATTACTCGATACATTCCGCTTTGATCCAATAGATATATTGGGGATCCCGGGCTTGTGAACGCCTGATTAACAATCTGGCTATTATCAGTATGAACCAAGTCTTTTATTTTTAATCTTGGATTCATGAGCATCTTTATGGTTGCCCCATAATCTGTTTGCGTCGGAACGCCGATCATACCAGTTTCCGAATTTAGCTCGTAGACTTCATTTTCGGGCAGGTCAGTTAATTTTATAATGTCTATTGCCCCACTATTAGAACTCAAGAACGCATTGTTACCATCTGCGATCTGTTGTAGGTAATCCCAGGCTTTTCCGAAGAACACCTTGCCCCGGGTGCGGGTATTCTCGCTCAAACTATCGCTGACGGAGCCAATATTAGAAGATATCGTGGATCCATTGATTAGCTTGGCAATGTCCGACCGAGCGTTTTCGCCACGAGTAACCGCAAAGTTAGCCGTGCCGTATACCATAAACTCATCGTTATCCATGGCCAGGAGCGTTAGCTTGTATGTGTTGCCGTTCTCCTTTTCTCTGATTACCTGCGTTACATTGCCATCAAATATCGTGCCATATTGTCCGCCCTCGTAGCCTGCATCAACAACCACCCGGTAGCCTTCCTGGATAATAGCATTCTCGGTATTTGGCGACAGATTGTAGATAACGATCTGCGAAAACAATGGCTGCATTATCAGCAGTTTATAAATCTTAAAAGTTATGTGCAAATCTGAGACATCAATTGCAGTCTCCCCAGTATCTTTATCAGCTACAAATACTCGCCACTTACGACCATACAGCGCACCCCCCTTGACCTGACTGTCTGGCACAATCTGATAATCAGTATTTGGCAAATTAGCCAGTTCGCCAACATCGCCACCAATTCCGGGAGTGATCGTTGGTGCAGGGCTATTTGAGCCCCGTGAAACCTCGTAGGTTTGGCCTCCACTCATAGAACTCCGATAGGCACCATTGTTGTAAGTGCTCCAAGCACCTAAGCCCTGCGAATGATATACCGCAATGGCTGCGTTGATATTATTTTTAGGAACCATCAACCACTGTGACCAATAAGCGGCGTCGGTAGTTCCGGTCATCTTAGTCAGCATGTCATGATGCGCGCCAATGTTGATCTGAAATAACCCAACCGAAGTCTCAGGGTCACTATAATTTACTGCACTGGGATTCCCCCCACTCTCTGCTTGACTGATGGCCGCAAGAACCTGAGCGTCTCCGCTTGAAATTCCGCAACTTACCAGTGTGTCATAGATAGTGGCCATATTAGCTCACCACCTGAAAATCTGCGAAGTCGCCCCAGAGCATCATGAAGTCTGTCCCCAGCGTACTGTCGTTGGGATAATCTAAGCTATTGTTGCCCATCTTAACTATTGCCATGCCGCCAATGCCTAAGTGCTGAAACTGTCCGAACAGATTAACGGCCGAAGCAACCCCTGTCACCAATGGCAGACTGTCTACGATGAGGTTCCCCGACTTGTCGGAAAGGGTTAGTACCCAATAGTCTGCGATCGTGTTATAGCGAAGCCTTACCTTGAATGCCGTATTGATGCCGGCAAGAGGCATAATTATGTTAAATTGCTGGTCGGGACTGCTCTTAACCGGAACTGAATAGAGTGCCATAATTAGCCTCCTTTACTGAACATTGAGCATCTGCGCTCCCGGGTGCATCAAGCTATAGAGTACGCTCGCAAGTTGGGGCGTTGCCGCGATTGGTTGCGCGTTGCCTCCATTGGTGCCATCCGTGGTCTGTGGGCGTGCCGAAATCTTGACCGTAGTCACATAAACAATGAATATCTCCTTGAGCGTAACCGTCGCCTTGAGCCCAAACTGCGTGTCTTTGGTATCGGTACTAACGATGGTCTCTATTAACATATTGTCATAATTGTTTAGTTTGGTTACGACCGACACCGGAACTCGGTTGTTTTGCAGGCCCTTTAAAAGTTGATAGGCATTGACGGACCGACTTTGATCACCACCGCCGAATTGATCAGACGACTGATTAATCTTGGTAATTACATCGCTCATGCTGATATCCATAACTAATTGCTCTGGATTACGATAGGCGTAGTCGGTTATGGCTGCACCAGTTTCTACTGGGTGCTGAGTAATGTTTAGGCTGCTGGTGTGCTCTGACCTCAGAACAGCGTCGAAAAACAAGCCCCCGATGTTGGTCTTAACTAGAATTAGCTCCGATTGTGTTGCCATTAGCCCGCCATCACCACCCCTTGAGTCATTCGAGTTTGAGCGGCAGCGGTCTTATCAACGACTGCATTCCCCACGGCCCCCGGATCATTGCTGCCTGAGATATAAAACTCCTGGTGATTGGTGTATGCCACATTGGTAGTAGTCTTGCCTGCCGACGCTGTTGCCGACGCAGGATTTAGCCAAGGGCTGTTAGCCATAGATGTTTGATCTGCCGGGCTATCCTGCCAGAACATTGGTGGCAGCAAGCTCTTTCGGATATTCATCAACGTTTTTTGCCACGGACTCATCGTGCTGAGTGCAGGAGGCGCAGGAGTGGGATTAACTTGTTGTATGGATACACCATTGGTCCCCGTAGGATTATACGACACTCCTGAAGAATCCGTACCAGCTCCAAATATCCCTTTATTCTCTTCGGCAAAGCTTTTTATACTATTCATTACCTTTAAGATGTCATCAAAGAATATCAACAAGTCGTTGGTGAGCGTAATCAAGGATGTTAACCATGTACTGACCCCGTCAGTTTGTCCCCCGCTATTAAAGTCGAACAACTTATTCAGATTGGCGACTAAATCGGTTATTGATGCTCCAAGTTTTCCAATAGAGCCGTCGGCACTCAATGCCTTCCAAGTATCCCCGAACTCTGAAAGTCCTCCTGCCTTCCACGTGGAGTAATCATCCACCAGCAAGAGGATGCCCGCAATCCCAGCGAGTACCAGCGTTATAGGATTGAGTAGTCCCATCCAGCCAGCCGCGAACACAGCTAAAAACGCTGCGGCCGCAGGACTGAGCTTAATCAGATAATCGTACATAGTTTTAATAGCCAGCGCGCCCGCGCTAAGCAGTTTATAGACGCCTGCCAGAACGCTTGCGATCTTTGCGCTCCACTTAGACATATTGTTCTGAATCCAATCATTGATGCCCTTAAAACTAAGGTTTATTCCCCCTAGTGGCCCCTGGATATACTTGGTCAGATAATATCCGATCCAGTAGGAGCCATACGACATTTCAAGCTGGAATCGCGACCATTCAAACGTCAGATCGCGCACACCCTTCATGGCATTTTCGTATCCGCCAGGAGGGGTTAGTTCTGCAGACTCTTGACGCAATGCCATGTATTTCTGCATTAATTCGGGACTAAGATATAGATCCTGAACAGAAACCCCCAATGCGTCCAAGCTGTTCTTAAAGGCCGTGGCACTCTCGACATTCATCCACATCTGCGCGGCTAGGAGCTGATGCTCCATGTCTACTTTGGCCACGCCGATCGTGTACTTGTAAAGCGCACCCACCGCGAGGGAGGTCATGGTTGTAATCGCTGCTCCCACAAGCGCAAAGTCCATAACGGAGGACTTGCGGAATGTTCCCACCACTTCGGCCGCTTTCGCAAGGGAGGCCTTAAACTTCTCCGATTCGGGGATGTCGACATCATAGCCCAGCTTAACCATGTAAGATTTTATGACGTTAACCATTGTTTCTCCTCCCTTCAGCGGCTTCTTGCGCTCTGCGCTCATTCTCCTGCTTGACGGCATTCATTTCGAACCAATCCAACAGATCTTCAAAGGTATACGTACCATCCCATAGTTCGCATTGTTTCCAATCTCCTACGATGACTGGGGCGTAAATCCGGGTATCGATGTTAGCATACTCGGCGGGAATAAACTCTTGAACTCCTCTTGGAACGAACTCAAGAGGCTTTCGGTAAAAAAATCTTTAGCATTCCAAATCAGCACCTGGATGGTCATTGCCAAGACGGTCGGCGCATCGTGATCCAAGTCCTGAACACCAAACCCATTGGGTGTCATAACCGGAGCAACTCCGGCTGGAAGTATCTCTGCCACGACGCTTAGGCAATCTCTTTGCATATCGAAGAAGTCTACCTTGCTCATTGAACTGGATCCTGCAGGAGGTGCCGGGATTCCTGCTTGCTGCCCTATCCCCATCGGCAACAGCTCGGACATTAGCTTGTAAACAATATATGACCCCGTCATGGGATCAAACTTGCCTATGCGCCAACGCCGCCCTTCAAACTCCCACGTTTTGAACTCTTCCCTTTTCGCCATATTTCTCTCCTCCTAGTCCTGTTGAATATCCGCAGCCATTAACGGCCAGCTCACCTTTTGGCCTGCAGCCTGGAACGATCTGTCTGGTATTTTCTGCGGAGATACCCCGGAGATCGTGATTGTGTCCCCTGCCAAAATTGACCGGGCCACGATGATAGTTTTTGCCCATTCCGATGCCGGAGCCCCTTCTAGGTACTTGTACCAGTTTTTCAACCACTGATGTGCATAGCTGGTTTGCTGTAGACTAAGCGTTGCGACGCCATTCCTGCCTCCGATCTTGGAGACCATTACAGAACCATCAGCGGCCACATCGTGCGCAGTTCTTTCTGTTGCCATACTGACTGTCAGTTCGCCGATGCCTGCGCCTGATAGCACCGCTTGCCCGACTGATGGATGATTAATCACGACATGATAATCCAGGAAACTATAAACCGTTGTGTTCAAGAGATTGTACCTCCTTCTTTAATAATTGACATTGACCTGGACGACCGCAAATTCAACGGCTCCGGCCAGTTTAATTGGCACATAGATAGGTGGAGCTTTGCGGGCCGTACGATCAATTTCGCTCTGCGAATCAATGCTATCCGATAGTACCAGGAATCCTTGTGAAAGCATGTCGCCGGTATTCAGTGTCAAGAGTGGTGGGCCATTCCAAACGCCCGGAGCGATGAAATCACTGGTTAATGCTGTCTGACACGCCTGCGAAATGACACTGTAAAGCTGGGTGATTCCCGCTTCGGTCTGCGGCACCTTATTGACGGAGGTCAGCAGGTTTAAAACAGCTATCTGAATATTATTGACCAACAAATCTAACCCAAGAAGTTGATCAAAATGTGTTCCGTCAGCCATGACGCCCTGCTCAAAAAGGTTGTAGGTATTGCCACGGTTAATATAGATATTGAGGTTTTTGCCCTTTAAGATAGTGCACTGGGCTTCGGTCAGAACTTCCGGAGTAACCCCTGGCTCGCTCTTATAGGCCAAAGTGTACGCAGAGTTAAGAAGCCCGGTATTGGCGCCCATGGCATAGCCCATTATGGAGGCTACAGAATCCTGCCCGGTACTGTGTTGCCCTAAACTACGGTGGAAGCTTGCACCCTCAAGGTATGCCCCTAGACTGCCAGTCCCTGCCGTATCTACGGCGGCATTCGCTGCACCAATCTTGAGTGTTGCCGCCACGTCATTAGCTGCACCGTTTGCAACCCGGACCTTGCTGGTATTGCCTTTGGTGCCGGAAGTGATTACATATACACCACCAATAAAAGCCACGCCCACGTTGGCATAGATTCCACCAACGGCGCGAATTGCTGCCTGCATCGCAGCGGCTATCAATAATCCTGTTGTTAAGCCAGTTGGAGTCAGTGTAATACTTTGATAAGTTGGGGCTCCGGAGACATCAGAATCGACCGAAATCTTAAAGGTCGGAGTGGTCGCCAGATGAATATCCGTGCTAGGTGCGGAGGCGCCCGTCTCAAATCCTGCGGCCACCGGATCGCTGCTGTTAAGATTGTCGGTATCAGCCGTGGTGTAGAACTGCGCACAAGCCGGAGCAGCAGCCTCTACAAATGCTGCGATGTCCCGGACGTTGTAGCTAGTCGCTTCGCACAACATCATGCCATACCAGTCTGTGTTTTTACTGCGGCAAGCAGTCAGTGCGGCCGTTAGAGATTCACTCCCGCTGTTCCAGAAACCAATGGCTACTTTGTCGGGTTTTTGACTGGCACTAAAATACAACGTGGCCGCGGCATATTCAGGATCGCTGACCTGGAAGCCATAGCTTAACATGTCGGCCAGTCCCGTAAATACCACAACTCGGTCTGTGGTGATTCGGCCTGAAACGCCGATAATAAGACCTAAATTGAACCCGGACCCTACTGCGCCTGATGGCGACACTTCTACAACTACATTAACAATATCGCTAAGGGGTAATGTTACAGTCAATTTCTTTCACCTCTCCTTGTTCATCATAGATTTTAATATCGGCGCTTAGTAATGTTGGAATGGTATCTTCTCGGATTATTCGTTCTTGGAATTTAGCCTGCCAGTCAACGCGAGGGAACCACTGTCCATTGAACAACTCTGGTGCTCGCATGATGGCTTCAAACTCCGGAATCATCGCTAAATTCTGCGCAGTCATCAGACTGATCATGCCTTGCGAATACAAGCTATTTCTTAACGTCTCCGCATCATCGTATGAGCTTGGCCCATAGAAAACCCATGAGACTAGGTGGTTGGTGTAATAGGCTGTCGCTTGGTTTCCGGCCACTTGCTCCGCGTTCCGGAGCTTGGTAAATTCATCGTCAACGTTGGTTACTCGGATAAAGCCCACATTCGCTGTAATCGGCCATCCCGGAGCACCGTCCTCGGGCCATGCTAACCGAATCCTGTCCTGATTAATAGGTATTGGATTTTCTGGGTCAGTATTGTCCCAAAGAGGAATCCCAAGTGCAGAACACGTCAAGAGCTGAAAAAAGTTCTCGAGTTGCTCTAATGTTAAGATTGTATCAGCCATCTAATCACTCTCCATATAAACGCCATATGCTTTGTAGTACCCGAAATCTCCGTACTCGTTGACATTTAGAATCTTGTATCTATCGCCGTGCCACTCAATTTCGTCCGAGGTCCCACCTTTTGGATCGCCGCGAGTAACATATATCGGCTGGTCGGCGTAAAAGCACATCATGGCCGTTGACCTGTCGCCCTCGGGAAATTGCATGATCTCTTTGGCACTGGCCGGTACGACTACCCCACTAATAATTATCGGCGGGATAGGATCGGTTTCTACAAATCGGCCCATAACCCAAGCGCCCTGCTTGCGATGGAGAATATAGGATTGATTAAAGGTCGAACTCTGTAGCAGGTATCCCATGTTCAGCACTAAAATCAATCCCCCTTGTTTCTTACTACATAATTGATGGATCCGCGAAGTTGCCCGGTATCAATCAGGGGATTGAATATTCCTGTTTCGATGTATTGCGCCAGCAACCCCCGATACTTGGCCTTAGTCTTTGCGAGTTTATACTTGGATATCTTGAATTTCTTACGAGCACGCGCCTCAATGGTGCTTGGTGATAGCGGGGGCCAGCCATTCTTGGGATTGACAAACCAGCCCTGTACTGCGTTCCTGGCGATCACTCCAGCCTCATTTAACGCTTGCCGGGTGCCTTGTAGGTCTCCGTCCAAGGCAAGACTAGCTGCTCGTTCTAATGGGGAATTAATGGCCGCCTTGTTCTCAGAATCCTCGATCGCAGGCTCAATAAACGGACGCGCAGGGATGCCCTGCATGGGGGACCCGTGGGATTGAACGAAAGCAATCTGCGCATTATTGATGTTGCCAGCCTTGCGCTCACTCTTCTCTTCC